GGTGAATTGGACCGAATCACGGGCATGGAGCCGTCAACCGTGGACTACGACTGTACTTTGCTTGAATGTCATGTCGATTTGGACCTTGAGGGGTACGAAGACATGGGCCAAGACGGTGAACCAACAGGTATTAAGCTGCCATATATCGTTACAATAAGCCAAGATAACGGACAAGTCCTATCTATTCGCAGAAATTACAGCGAAAACGACCCTGCGAAGCAAAAAATCCAGTATTTTGTCCATTATAAGTTCCTTCCGGGCTTTGGTTTTTATGGTTTGGGCTTGATTCACACGATTGGTGGACTTTCGCGGACTGCGACAGCGGCACTTCGTCAATTGATTGATGCGGGTACACTTTCTAACCTTCCAGCAGGCTTCAAAGCTCGCGGACTACGGATCAGGGACGACGATGACCCGCTACAGCCCGGTGAATTTAGGGACGTAGACGCCCCCGGTGGTGCTATCCGCGACAGTTTGATGCCTTTGCCATTTAAGGGGCCGGATGGCACTTTATTCCAGCTTTTAGGCTTTGTTGTGGACGCTGGTAGGCGTTTTGCCACGATAACTGACATGAAAGTCGGGGATGGCAACCAACAAGCCGCTGTGGGCACTACAATCGCCCTTATGGAGCAGGGCTCTCGCGTGATGAGCGCGGTGCATAAACGCCTACATTATGCGATGAAAATAGAATTTAAGCTTCTTGCTCGTGTGATGAAAGAGAGTTTGCCGCCCATTTATCCTTATGCGATAGAGGGTGTGGATTCTGCGGTTAAAGCAAAGGACTTTGACGACACCATTGACGTCATTCCTGTCTCTAATCCAAATGTTTTCTCACAAGCGCAGCGTATTGCTTTAGCGCAGACCAAGATGCAGTTGGCCGCGCAGGCCCCACAGATGCATAACATGTACGAGGTATATCGTGACATGTACGAAGCCCTTGGCGTTAGGGACATCGACAAATACTTAAAGTCGGAGCAAAAGGTTCAGCCTGTTCCAAAGGACCCGGCGCAAGAAAATATGGACGCTCTTGATCGTGTGAGGTTGCAGGCGTTTCCGGGGCAGAACCACGAAGCGCACATTATGGGTCATTTAGTCTTTGGTGGTTCTCCTATTGTGGGCGCAACACCTGACGTAGCGGTGGCATTGCAGAAGCATATCATGCAGCATGTGCAGATTGATTCCGTAGAAAAAGCGATGGCGCAGCTTGGCTTGACACAACAGCAGCAGATCCCACCAGAAGCACAGATGCAGGTGGACGCCTTGGCTGCACAAATTATGGCGCAGGGCATGAAGATGGTTCAGGATCTTGGACGTCAGCTTTCTGGTGGTGGGGAGCCTGATCCGGTCATTGCTCTGAAACAACAGGAGCTTCAGCTTGATGCAGTAGCGGAGCAGAACGACAAAGACAGAGAAGACAGAGAGCTAGAACTCAAACAGGCTCAGATGATGGACAAGTCTCGTCAGTTTGATGAGCGCATACAGAGCCAAGAAGAACAAACCGCTGCTCGTATTCAAGCAGCCTTAGATCGTGAACGCATGAAAATGAGGAGCGTAGAATGAGTGTAGTAAAAAATGTGATCAACACGCCCGGTCCAGCGCCAAAGGCAGTGGAGTATGCAGACATCCAAGGTCAGGGGCGTATTCCTTACGGCAAATCCGCAGACGTAAAGGTGCCTACAAGCATGGGTAGAGACACTGCTCGTGGCATGGGCGCTGCCGTAAAAGGCGGAAGCTACATTAGCTGCAAATAAATAATACAATCTAGGGGATGGGGCACCCCGAAGCTTGTATTCATAACAACAGGCTAGGTGAAAATGGACCCCGTCACAGTTATGGCTACTGCCACCGCAGCGTTTAACGCTGTGAAGAAGGGCATACAGATAGGCCGTGATATAGAAAGTATGGCAAGTGATTTAGGGCGCTGGATGGGCGCTCTATCTGATTTGGATATGCTTGAAAAAGAAGCCAAGAACCCTCCTATATTTAAGAAACTTTTTGCAGGCAAGTCTGTTGAGCAGGAAGCTATGGAGACGTTTGCAGCAAAGCGCAACGCGGAACAGCAGAGAACTGATCTTAAAAACTTCATAGGCATGATGTATGGCAAGTCCAAATGGGATGAGCTTATTGCTATGGAAGGTAAAATTAGAAAGCAGCGGCAAGAAACTTTGTATCTTCAGAGGCAACGACGACGTAAATTTGTTGAGATTGTGGCATGGATAGTAATGAGTTTGGTTGGCGTGTGTGTTTTAGTGGGCTTTATCTTCTTTTTAAAGGGCACATTGGCTAATGCAGATGATCTGATGGTAACTTGCCGCAAGGTCAAATGCGAGAAGTTGGACAAAAAACAGACAGTTTGTGTGTTCAAAGGTGCAAACAATACCATTGAGTCACAAATATTCTTGTATGGAGAATTTATACCGTCTGAATATCAATGCAAATATGACCCAAATGCTAAAAAAGAGATGACAGTACAAGAGACACTCAAAGCAGTGCGGGAGAGTCAGAAATGAGCAAGCGTTTACAAAAAAAGAGTGATTACGATAAGTATGATCTTGATGGCGATGGCGTAGTCACAGACGAAGAACTGGAACACGCAAAAGAAATTCGTGAAACAGAGCGTGACTTGCGTAAAAGTTTGGCTCAATTGCGTATGGCGAGATATACCTTGATGGGTATGGGTTTATTTACAGCCGCTTTGTTTACGCCGTGGATACCTCTTGAGCGTATTGAAGCTTTATCAGACATAAGCAACTTATTCTACATTAGTGGTGCGGGTATAGTTGGGGCCTATATGGGCACAACCGCGTGGATGAGTCGGAAGTGATAGATGCTTTTTTGTTATTGGTATATCTTGGCACAGGAGATTTTCGCAAACTAGATAGTGCGGACATGTATTTTTATTCGGTTACAGAGTGCAATTACTTTGCCTCACAAGTGTCTAAAAGATATGGAAACTATAGTTACTCACAGCATGTTGACGAGAGAGATCGTGTAACCGCATACTGTGTTCCTCGTCGTGTGGACCCTGAGACAGTAAAGGTGTATTGAAATGTTACAGGCCCTTATAGGACCAATCGCTTCGTTAGCTGGGACGTGGCTAGATGGTAAAGTGGAAAAAACTAAGGCAGAGAGCGCAACGAAAGTCGCAAAGGCCAAGGCTGAAGCGACTATTATGGAAAAAAAGGCAACGGGTGAGATCGACTGGGACCTAACTATGGCTGAAGGTAGTAAGCATAGTTGGAAAGATGAGTGGCTTACAATTTTGTTTTCAGTGCCTCTTGTGTTGGCATTTTGCGGTGAGTGGGGGCGTAACATAGTGGCAGAGGGTTTTACTGCTTTGAACGCTATGCCGGATTACTATAGATATACTTTAGGAATTATTGTATCAGCCTCTTTTGGAACCCGCGCTGCGACTAAATTTTTTGGCAAGAAGTGAGTTGCATATGCCCGCATAACAACGTATATACTCTTATATGGATGGAATAATCATTACCAATCATATCCTAAAGTTGATTGGAGATAAGAAAGAGCAGATCTCTGACATTCTTGTCTACAGCGGCGTAAAGGACATGCTACATTACAAGCAATTGATCGGAAACATCGAAGGCTTGGACTACATTCAACAGGAACTCAAGAGCCTGCTAGATAAACAGGAGCAACTAGATGACTGAAGCTGCGGAAGCAGAAAAAACGGCACAAGTGCCGTCAACTCCTTGGGTTGACCCCTCTGAAAGAGTGCTTGACCCCACCCTTATAGATAAATCCCTACTAGAAAGAATGCCTTCACCCACTGGCTGGCGTATTCTTGTTTTGCCGTACAGAGGTAAAGCTAAAACCAGCGGCGGCGTGTGGCTGCCTGATCAAGCTGTAACTCAAAATGAAATATCTACTCAAGTTGGTTACGTTTTAAAAGTCGGGCCGCTTGCTTATGAGGACAGAAGTAAGTTCCCAGAAGGCGGATGGTGTGGCGAAGGTGACTGGGTCATTTTTGCTAGGTATGCGGGATCTCGTTTTAAAATAGAAGGCGGAGAGGTACGAATCTTAAATGATGATGAAATACTTGCCACTATTTTAGATCCTGAAGACATTCTTCACAACTGAGGGTAACTATGGAAAACGCAGTAAAAGAGAGAGAAGAAGTCCAAGAAGTTGAAGATTTGACTGAAGAGGACCGGGTAGAGGGTGTTGAAGTTGAGGTGCAAACAGGGGAAGTTGAGGTAGTAGCCGAAGCTGAA